ATAAGGATTTAGATCCTGATGAGTTAGGTGCTGGTGACGATGACATGACGCAGTTCTCTGCCGAAAGGTTAGAGAGATATGCTTACGATAAGTCTGCCCGATACTGGGAAGGATGGGGCGGAGAAGAGTATGGTGACGAAGGTTTAAGAAACTATTGGTTACATGAATGCTTTCTCAGAACAGACTACGATGGAGATGGTATAGCAGAGCTAAGAAAGGTTTGTGTTGTTGGCTCAACTATTCTTGAGAACGAGCCTATTGATTCAGCACCATTTGTTTCCATTACCCCAATAAAGATCCCACATAAGTTCTTTGGATTATCTATAGCTGATTTAGTTATGGATCTTCAATTAATGAAGAGTACGCTTATGCGTAACCTCATGGACAATATGTATAACCAGAACTTTGGTAGGTATGCAATTTTAGAGGGTCAGGCTAATCTTGATGATCTTCTCACACAACGACCTGGTGGAGTTGTAAGAGTCAAATCACCCAACGCAGTCACGCCTTTAGCTACTCCAGCGTTAGAGCCTTACTCATTCCAGATGTTAGAGTATCTTGATAGTGTAAGGGAATCTAGGGCTGGCGTATCTCGAATGTCGCAAGGGTTAAATGAGAATGCTTTAACCTCTCATACTACAGCAACGGCTGTGAATGCAGTAATGGGCGCATCACAGAGTCGGGTAGAGTTGATTGCTAGAAACTTTGCTGAGACTGGTGTTAAAGACTTGATGGTTACCATTTATGAATTACTTATGAAGAATCAAGATCATGAAAGAGTTGTTATGTTACGCAATCAGTGGATTCCTGTACGTCCTGATGTTTGGAATGATAAGTTTGATTGCACTGTTTCAGTTGCTTTGGGTGGTGGTAACAAAGATCAGCAGATGGCTCACCTTTCGAGGATGCTCCAGTTCGCAGGAGAATCAATGAAGGGTGGATTGAAAATAGTCAGTGAGCAGAATATGTATAATCTTGGAGCATCATTAGTTAAGGCAATGGGTTTCCAGAATGTTGATGACTTCTTAACTAACCCGGCAAACACACCACCTCAGCAGCAACAGCCTTCACCCGAAGACCAATCCGCTATGATGGAGAGTCAAATAAAGAAGCAAGAGCTAGAGATCAAAGCAGGTGAGCTTCAGCTAAAGGCGCAGAAGATTCAACAGGAATATGAGAAGATGCAAATTGATTCTAGTTTAAAACAACAAGAACTTAATCTTGAAAGAGAACAGAAGAGAGCCGTAGCTATAGGAGCCACATGACACCAGAAGAAAGGGAAGGAAGAGCAAATTCACTTTTAAATGATCCATTATTTAACGAATCATTTAATGTAATAAAAGAAGATTTAATGAATCGCTGGAATGTCAGCGGTTCCACAGAAGTTGAAGCTAGAGAATCAATCTGGCTTGCAATGAGACTGCTCGATAGAATACATGGTCATTTACAGTCCATAGTTGAAACTGGACATATGAACAAGGTTCTTAAAGAGCAACATCCATTTATCTAACAAGGAGTACAATTATGGCGGATACGCAAGAAGCCCCGCAACCAGCAGCACTCCCGACTCTTCCAGAAGGAAGCATAAGGGAAGCACAAGAAGCGTTTCTATCTTTAACGGAACCTGCAGAGGAGACACCTAAAAAGAAAGAAGCCGAAACGTCTGAAGAAGAAGTAGAGGACGTTGAAGAATCAACCGAAGCAGAAGAGGAAGCATTGGAAGCATCTGATGAAGAATCTGAAGAGGAGGGGGAGGACTCAGAAGAATCCGAAGTCGAAGAAGAAATCGTTGAGGAGGAGGATGACACACCTGAACTCTACACTGTTAAGATTAATGGTGAAGAGCAAGAGGTTACTGAAGAAGAACTCCTAAAGGGATATTCCCGACAACAGGATTATACACGTAAGACGCAAGAGCTAAGTGAGTATCGTAAGGAGTTAGATCAAGCATCTCAGTTTTATCATCAAGAGATACAAGCAACTCAGGAAGCTCGACAGCACTATATAGACTCTGTAACTACAGCAATAGAAACTAATCTAACTGGATTACAAGAGTATCAAAATATAGATTGGGAGCGATTGAAGGCGGAAGACAAGGAGCAATTCTTGGTTAAACGCGATGAATATCGTGAAGCACAATCTAATATTGAGCAACTAAAACAGACACATCAACAAGAGTCACAAAGACAAAACTCTGAACACCAACAACAATTCCAACAGTGGGCACAATCAGAACACTTAAAGCTAGTGAATATTATTCCAGCTTGGGGTGAACCAGAAAAGCAAAAAGCTATTGCTAAGGATCTGAGAGAGTTTGCTTTTTCTAAAGGCTTTAATGAAGAGGAGATTAAACAGTTATTTGACCATCGTTCTATCTTGATAATGATGCAAGCAAAGGCATGGGAAGATAACCAAAGAAAATCCAGAAATCTTAAAACTAAAAAAGTCAAAAAGAATGTAAAGGTTGTTAAGAGTGGGAAAGGTGTTGAGAAGTCTGCCAGTAATAAAGCTGTGCGTCATACTAAAATGAAGCGCCTTAAACAATCAGGTCATGTAAATGATGCAGTAGGATTATTTGAGGATTTCGTTGATCTTTAATAGGAGAATATTATATGGCAATTCCAGCAAATACTAGGGAAACCTATGGTGCTATAGGCATCAGGGAAGACCTCAGTAATATCATATATAATATTTCGCCAACTGAGACACCGTTCCTAAGTGGTTGTGGTCGTGAGACTGCTGAAAATACTTACTTTGAATGGCAGACAGATGCGTTGACCGCAGCAGCAGCTAATAGAGCTACTGAGGGAAATGATCCAACTTCTGTTGCTGTAAGTGAACCCACAAGGGTAGGGAACTACACGCAGATATCCGTTAAGGCAGTCCAGACTTCTGGAACAGCCGAGGCGGTTAATTTTGCAGGTAGAAAATCTTCCCAAGCGTATCAGTTAGCGAAACGCGCCAAAGAAATGAAGCGTGATATGGAAAAGATGTTGATGGACAATGTAGCACAGTCCGCAGGAGCAGGCCCAAGTCCTGGCCCCGCCACAGCGAGAGCAACTGGTGGATTAGGATCATGGGTAGCAACGAACTATCACAGTTTAGGTGGAGCACCTTCGCCACCCGGACTAGGTTCAGCTTCCAGCGGTACTGGTACGGACACCGCTAGTGATGCTACATCAACAGGAACATTAACCGAAGCTGGTATGAAGGTCGTTATCAAAGAATGCTTTGATAGTGGCGGAACACCAGATACCATTCTTGTTGGTTCTTCCAATAAGCAGGTTATTTCGGCGTTAACTCAAACAGTGTCAGAACTAAGGACATCAGCAGATAAGTCTGCTCCTGCTCACGTTGTGGCTTCTGTTGACGTTTATGTTTCCGATTTTGGAACTTTTAAAATAATTCCAGATCGATTCCAGAGAGCACGTGATTGCTGGTTTATAGACTTTGACTTCTGGGCTGTGTCGTATCTACGACCGTTCATGACTGAAAGTTTAGCGAGGACTGGGGACAGTATAAAGCAGATGATTCTGGCTGAGTACGGACTCCAATCTAAGAACCAAGCGTCAAGTGGTTTCTTGGCTGACGTATAGGTGGTAAAGGTGGGGGTGTAAAAACCCCCACTTACTTATGTTTCTTGGGCATACTAATTTTAAAATAATAAGAGGGTTACTAACTGGTGAACTGTTGGATTTTCTTGGCGTATATGCATACACTAAGGCAACAGATCCTAACTCCATACCTACCGAAGAAACGCATGGGTTTGTAGACGATCAGATACCAAATACTCCTGCTTGGCATAACGATCCGGCAATGCTAATCTTGCTATATCATTTTTTGCCCAACGTGGAGAATTATACTAACACAAAGCTAACGCCAACTTATGCTTATTTAAGAGTTTATAAAAATGGTGATGAGTTAAAGAAGCATACAGATAAACCTAGTTGTGAATTCAGTGTCACTCTAACTTTAAAGAGGGAACGCAATGAAGATATCTGGCCTATCTATTTAAAAATATGCAAGGATAAGCATTTTGCGGATAAAGTTCATAAAGTAGAGTTAGAAGAAGGCGATGGGCTTATTTATAAGGGTATTGAAACCCCTCATTGGAGGGATAAATTTGAGGGCAGTAGATTAGCCCAAGTATTTTTACACTATGTAAGGAGGACTTAATGGGAAAACGAAAAGAAGTAGAAGGACCAATTACTTTATACTCACCTGTTCATAGAGGCGGGAGTGAGGGGATAAAGAAGATCATAAAATCTCTTGACTCAGGAAAGAGTGGTTACAAGAGTCCGGGCAATAGCCCGAAACAATCGGTGGAGAATCCATTTAAATAAGGAGTTGTAATGTTTGTATATGTAAAGACTCCTACTATTGCGGTAGTAGATGGAATTCTTTCTCCTGAAGAATGTTTACAAGTGATAGAGCATTCAAGAAGTAAAATAAAAAGGAGCACAGTCGCAACAGATGATGGCTTAGTTCCTGATAAGGATAGGACTTCTCATGGTGTATTCCTTCCCCATTCTGATTTCCCAGAGTTCTGTCAAAGAGTTGCTGACATTGCAGACATTCCGTTAGAGAGAGCAGAACCTATAAATGTTTTGCGATATACTAACGATCAAGAGTATAAGCCTCATTACGATGCTTTAGATGGAGTGTATCTTGAGAATGGTGGGCAAAGAATAGTAACATGTTTAGTTTATTTAAATAATGCTGTTGGTGGTTCTACTGCGTTCCCTAAATTAAACTTAGTAGTCGGAGCCATTGGCGGAAGACTTCTAATGTTTGGTAATGTAGATGAAAATAATAAGGCACATGACTTATCATTACATCAAGGACTGCCACCACATGAAGGTGAAAAATGGGTAATGACGCTATGGTTCAGAGAAAAGATAGTAAATTAGAGAAGGCATTCGGAGCGAAGAAGGAGAAGGCTCCAGAGAAACCAAAACACAAGACTGCTGAAGAGCATCTAAAGGAATGGTCTAAAGATCAAACCAGAGCTATAGGTGGTAAGGGGTTCTTAGTGGGATGAAAAGAAGAACTGGAGAGATATTAGATGTAATGCCATACAGGTATCAGGAATGGATTGAAGAGCCTGATGGATCTGTATCTATAACTACTCATCAAGATGTAGAGCCTACAATAGAACAGAACAAAAGAGATTATAATCTATTTGGGGATAAGCTCACTGCAGGAAAAATGGGCGAATGGCATAAGGTAGCTTCCATACCATTTACTGTTTACGATCAGTGGATGAAGGAGACAGGTGGTGCCATAAAGAAAGATAATAAGTTACTAGCTAAGTATTTAAATGATCCTGATAATAAATACTTTAAAACAGCACCAACCAAACTATAGGGGTAAATAAGATGGGAGACTTATACAGATTAAACAATTTTAATTATACGTTTACAGCGTTATCTACTTCGGTTACATTAGGGGATGCTATATCTGCACAATGTAATGCAATTATAATTAATGCAAGCGAACCCGTATTTATTAAAATAACAAAACATGGCGATGCAGCTACGTCTGGTTCAGGCGGATACTTTATTAAGGATTGGCCTCATTATATACGTGTTAGCGGAGGAGATCAAATTGCAGGGTTAAGAGCAGGTGGAACTAACTCTGTAGTATATATTACAGAATTGACTGAATGAAAATTCATGCTCCTGACGCTTATAGACTTGCAAATAAATTGCATTCTATAACGACTTCTACAACTTCGGCAGAGATGGCTGAAGGGGTTGGAGCGGGTATAAATGCTGTAATGATAACAGCTACAGAAGATGCTTTCCTTGCATTCGGTGGTGAGGTAGAGAGTGTGGCGTGGAGCGCAGTAACAGGAACTTGGGCAGAACAGACAAATACTTGGAAACAGTTTAATCCAGTTGGGGATGGTTATCAGGAGAAAGATTGGCCTACTTATTGGCGTATTAGTTCGGGGCAGAAAGTATCCGCTTTGCAGGTATCTGCTGCTGGAACAGTATACATTGCGGAGATGACAAGATAATGGCGATAGGAACTTATGCAGAACTTCAGACTGCTGTAGCCAACTGGCTTGACAGATCTGATTTAACTGATAGAATACAAGAATTCATAGACTTATCCGAAGCAAGAATAAACCGTAACTTGCGTCTTCGTCTTATGGAGACAACTGCTACTGGTACATTGGTAGCAGGAACCAGGGATTATACATTACCTACAGATTACATACAGGCAAGAACATTTTATTTAACAACTGATCCTATAGTTCCATTGGCTTATGTTACACCAGAGATAATGAATAGGATATGGGCTGGATCTACTGGTGGAACTCCAGAGACATTCACTATCATTGGTGAAAACTTTAGACTTGGCCCAGCACCAGCAAGTGCTGATGGCTATTCTATGCTATATTATAAACGAATACCTGCATTAACTCCTGCCGCCACAACTAATAGTATGCTTACACAGAATCCTGATATATATTTATATGGATCTCTATTAGAGGCAGAGCCATTCTTAATGAATGACCAAAGGGTACAGTTATGGGCTACAGCTTACAGACAAGCTGTAAATGATTTACAAGTTCAGGATGACAAAGATCGTCACTCTGGTTCTGAGCTAAGAGTAATGAACACGAGTGGCTATTATTAAGGGGATTAATCATGGGATTAGAAACAGCAACATATATTAGTCAATTAGTATCGACGAATCCGACCTCCAGTGATCCTGTGTCGCAAGGGGACGATCATCTTCAACTAATTAAGTCAGTGTTACAAGCTCAGTTTACCACACTAGGAGCAGCAGCAGTAACTACAACTGCGGCAGAGCTTAATTTGTTAGATGGCAAAACAACTCTTGCTACAGAAGGTACTGCGGTATTATCCACAGGGGAATCAGTCACTACAAAGTTTCTCAGGACAGATGGAGATGGAACGTCTTCATGGCAGATCCCATCAGGGACTACATACACAGCAGGTGATGGCCTAGATCTAACAGGTACAGCATTCAGCACAGACTTAAAGTCTAATGGTGGTTTAGAAATTGATTCTACAGAACTAGCTGTGGCTCAGGGTATATCGCAGTATGATGTGGCTCAGTTTACCACTGGTGTTGTTGATGATGATTTCTTGAGGATATCAACCACCTCAGTAGAGGGAAGAAGTGCTGCCGAAGTCTTGTCAGATATTGCTGCTCTACCTTTGGCTGGTGGAACGATGAGTGGAGAGACAATCTTTGCAGATCAGTTAGCTACAAGGGCAGAGATAAAAGATTATTCTGAAACTAAAGTGGCTATGGCAGCACACGCAGTTGATATAAGTTTGGGAAATGTTCAGACTTATACTCTATCTGGGGATCAGTCAGTAACATTTACTAATCCATCTCCCACTGGAAAGTCATGTTCTTTTACGCTCCTGGTAACTAACGGTAGTAGCTCGGTACTGTCGTGGCCTGCATCTGTAGACTGGGCTGGTGGTAGCGCACCAACTTTAACTGCATCAGGATTAGATATTTTGGTTTTTACAACAATAGATGCTGGAACCACATGGTATGGATTCCCAGCCGGACTTGACGTAAAATAGGAGAATAGCATGCCATTAGGATCAGAAAAAGTAGGATTGATGGCAGCATCTGCGGCTGCTGCTGGGGCTATAGGTAACTATGCAGGAGGTATAGGTGGAAACACGAAAGTCATTGACACCATTAATATTGGCTCCTTGGGGAATGCCACAGATCATGGAGATTTAGACGTAGTTAAAAGTGCCAATGGAGGTTGTGATAACGGAACAAATGGTCGTGGGATATTAGGCGGTAGGGCTTCAGGCGTCAATCAGATTGATTATTGGACTATAGATACAAAGGGTGACGCAGGTGATTTTGGTGAGCTGTCAGTTGCGAGACACTATATTGGTACTGTAAGTAATGCGACAAATAATAGGGCAATTTTTGGAGGTGGGGATGGTTCGCCACCTTATCCTGCGGGTTATACTGGTGTAATGGACTATATAAATGTTACTACCACTATGACTGCTCTTGATTTTGGAGATTTATCTTCAGCACAAAGAACCCAAACCTCTGGTCTTGATAATGGGACTAACGACAGAGGTGTTTGGATGGGTGGATGGACACCAGGCACCGAGTCAGACGGGATTACCTATGTTACAATTACAAGCCTTGGTAATGCCATAGCCTTTGGTGATCTACAAGATGAAACATATTCCACGATGAGCGCGAGCAATGCAACTGGAGATCGTGGAGTATCTGCAGGGGGGTGGGAAGGTACACCAGTTGCTTCAGTATCTAATAGGATAGATGTTATCACAATTACTTCCCTTGGTAACGCAGTGGATCATGGAAACCTTAGTGTAGTTAAGCAGATGGGTTCAGAGGGGGCCGATAATGGGGTCGATGATAGAGCAACATTTGGTGGAGGTAACAATGGCGCTACAGCGTACGATGTTATTGAGTACATAGCAGTTACAGGAACCACGGGAGCAAGTGATTTTGGAGATTTAACTACTGTCACCAACGAAATGACATCTGGATGCTCAAATGGAGCAACATAATGAGTAAGGAACTTGCGGTAGGGTTTGACATTATCTCTGAATTAAATACGGAACTCGCAGTTATAGACAGTAAGAAATTAGCGAAGATTTCAGAAAAAATGAAAGAGATGGATCGAGCTAATAATTCATTCGGCAAGAGTAAAACACAAACCACATCGCAGCTAATGACGCTGACGATGCTTTGTGATGCTCCCTATCGGAGACTGCGCCAAGTGTTGGCCCAGATTGAAAAAACGAGAGCAGCGTTGGAAGAAACTGCATTCAAGTTACGCAAGAGTAACTATCGTCTAAAGAAATATAGAGAAAAAACTGATGAACTTTCTTTAATAAAGGCGGATGAAATACAACACCAGATGCATCGCTCAAGAATGTATGTTGAAGGTGCATTAAAAGAATTGGCAATGTATCAGGATACTTATGATGAGATTAAAGCATCTCATAATATTCCAGACAATTGGGATGAGATGGACATGGAAAAAGAGGAAGTATCAAACCATGTGCGTATGGCGTTTAGGAACTGCTTACGAAATATGTTGGTAACTGGCGGCATGAATATGGGAACCTTAGAATATCTAGAACAATTCGGCATTCATCCTATAACAGCTAAAAAATTAATTACGGATTATTTGGCTGAAGCTGAGGCAATGGTGGAAGAGGGGAAGTATCCGTCAGTAACTCACCTTTATGATTTTTTAGATAGATGTGCAGAAATATTTCAAGATGCTCACCATGCAGTTATGTCGAGAATAGGAATTAAGAGTCTGCTAAAAGATGAATATATGTTCACGGAGATGCGTGACGTAGCTTGAGAATCTATGAAGTTTCTTTACCACATGGTAATCCCCGTGTCAGATTTATCTTTTGGGGTAAGTAGACCACAACGATGGTGGGATAGACACCAAGATATTATGGAGTCTAAAAACAAGATAGCAGAATCTATTTCATTAGAAGGATTAAGGAATCCATTAACCGTTACTGAAACAGATGGAAAATATACTGTCGAAGTTGGTAATCTAAGACTTCAGGCAATGCAGGACTTAGGTGTGGAAACTGCATCATGTATTGTTATTAGTAAAAACAAGAAAACAATTCCCCATATAGAAACTAACGAAGAGCTAGAAGCTCTTTTTAAAGATGGTTGTAAGGGAGCATTGGCTACATTACATCCAGCAGATAAACACAAGTGGAGCTAAATATGAATTATGCAAGAGTAGAAAATGGAAGCGTAATAAAGTATCCGTATGATATGTATAGATTAAAGGCAGACAATCCAAGCACTAGTTTTCCTAGAGATTCATTTAGTCGCGCAGATGTTCGTGCAGCCTTCAATATCGTTGAAGTAGAGAAAGTTACTAAACCATCTGAAGACACTCATCATGTCAATGAAGGAACTCCGGTATTGGTGAATGGCACATGGACGCAGACTTGGGAACAATCACCTAGAAATACCGAAGAATTGAATGACAAAGTGATTAATGCTAGAATGACGGAATACGGACGACCTGAAGAGCAGCTTGAATTCATTACGGAAAATGGGTTAGATGCTTGGCAAGCAAAAGTGGCAGAGATCAAGGCTGAATATCCAAAGGTATGAGCTTAGTTCCCATAACTAATGCAGGTCAGTATGGTATTGTCAAGGATATAAATCCTTGGCAACTGCCACCTAATGCGTGGACAGAAGGCAACAATATAAGGGCAGAGCATAACGCAATACAGAAGAGTCCAGGCTACTTAGAG